TCATTTTAGCATACTAGCTCTTGCCACGCCAACCTCTGAAATCGTGTCCGAGATGAAGCTGCCGTTGCTGGTGCGTTCGGACTGACCGAGCTCCGCTAGGTTGATAGTATAAGTCGTGCCTGATTGGTCCACCACCTGCAGGACCTCTGTCTGCTGACTGGTTTCTGTGCTGAACAAATCCAGCTCTGTGGCTTCTGACTGCACACTACCTGCCGCAAAGACACGGTGAGGTTTGGTCTTGAGCTCACGGAGGACTTGAAGGCCTCGACCTGCCCGCTTGGCGGTTGGAATATCTGCGACAGCCATCCGCTTGAGACTACCTCTCTGGGTCAAGAGGTACATGCTGCTACTGGTCACGACAAAGCTTGTGGCTATTTGGTCACCGTCCTTGAGGTTGATGGCCTTGACCCCTGCGGCCTTGCTGCCGATTACTGGGACTTCTTCGACGTTGAATCGCAAAGCGTAGCCATTGGTTGTCACGACCATGATGTCATCCAAGGCAACTGGCAAGAGGGACACCACACGGTCGGTGTCATCTTTGAGCTTGGCAAATTTGACTGACTTAGACTTGTAGGTCCGCCAAGGGGTAAACTCTTTTCGCTCTACCCGCTTGATTTGCCCTGACTGCGTGGTGGCAACGTAGGTTGTCGTGTCAAACTGATCAACAATCTCAGCATAAAGCACCTGCTCCTGCTGGTCAAAATTGGTCACTGTTTGGCTCAAGTGCTCTCCGATGTCCTTCCACTTGGTGTCCGTCAACTCATGGACAGGACGGTAGATGACATTGCCAAGGTCTGTGAAGACCAGCAGGTGCTGGGTCGTCTTGGCCTGTGCCAAGAAGATCAGCTCATCGTCTTCACGCTTGCCAATTTCCTCTACCGTAGAGGCAGAGAAGGAACGTGGACTAGTGCGCTTGAGGTAGCCTGCTCTGGTCACGCTGACATAGGTCTCCTCCTCAGCGATGAGGCTAGCTGTGTCAATCTCGATAGACTGAGCCTCTGCCTGCAGCTCTGACAGACGTGGACTGGCAAACTTTTTCTTGACATCACGGAGCTCTCGCTTCATCAGGTGGTACATGGTCTTCTCGTCACCGATGATGGCGGATAAAGTCGCAATCTGCTCACGCAAGCTCCTGTCCTCTTCTTCTAGGGTGACAATGTCCGTATTGGTCAGGCGATAGAGCTGGAGGGTCACGATAGCTTCTGCCTGCTCCTCGGTAAAGTCGTAGGAGACCCTGAGGTTTTCCTTAGCGTCAGCCTTGTTATCACTAGCACGGATGAGGGCAATGACCTCATCTAGGATAGATAGGACTCGAATCAACCCCTCAACAATGTGAAGTCGGCGCTCTGCTTTTTCCTTATCAAACCGAGATCGCGCAACGATGACCTCCCGCCTGTGGGCGATGTAGCTGGTCAATATCTTGGTCAAGCCAACCTGACGAGGGGTGAAGTTGTCAATGGCGACCATGTTAAAGTTATAGTTGATTTGCAGGTCGGTGTACTTGAGCAGGTAGTTGAGAATGATCTGGCTATCGGCGTCTTTCTTGAGCTCAATGGCAATCCGTAGGCCATCTCGGTCACTCTCATCACGCACCTCGGCGATTCCTGGCACCTTAGCATTGACACGTACGTCATCAATCTTTTTGACGAGGACAGCCTTATTGACCTCATAAGGAATCTCGGTGATGACGATTTGTTCCTTACCGCCCTTGAGGCTCTCGATAGCGGTTTTTGACCGCACCACGACCCGCCCTTTTCCAGTCTCGTAGGCCTTTTTAATCTCGTCCGCCCCTTGGATAATGCCCCCTGTCGGGAAGTCAGGTCCCGGCAGGAACTCCATGAGCTTGTCAACCGTGGCATTGGGGTGGTCAATCATGTAGACCACTGCGTCAATGACTTCAGCCAGATTGTGCGGTGGGATGTCCGTGGCATAACCAGCCGAAATCCCTGTTGCTCCATTGACCAGCAAGTTTGGAAAAGCTGCTGGCAGAACTGTCGGCTCTTTTTCGGTGTCGTCAAAGTTCCAAGCAAAGGGCACGGTTTTCTTGTCAATGTCATTGAGCAAGAAGCTGGACACCTCGGACAAACGTGCCTCCGTGTACCGCATAGCCGCTGGCGGATCTCCATCCATAGAACCGTTATTCCCGTGCATCTCGACTAAAATCTCACGGTTTTTCCAGTCCTGCGACATGCGGACCATGGCCTCATAGATAGAGCTGTCCCCGTGAGGGTGGAAATTCCCCATGATGTTTCCGACAGATTTCGCCGACTTGCGATAGCCCTTATCGTAGGTGTTGCCGTCCTTGTTCATGGAGTAGAGAATCCGCCGCTGCACGGGCTTTAGTCCGTCACGAATATCAGGCAAGGCTCGCTCTTGAATGATGTATTTGGAGTAGCGCCCAAAACGCTCTCCCATGATGTCCTCTAAGGACATGTGTTGAATGTTACTCATAGAAAGGTCCTATCTTTTTTATTTTTTATGTTTTGAAAAATAGCACAGCTGAGATTAGTCTATAATTCTTCTCAATTCATCATAAGCGATTACCAATTTGGGAAATTCATAATTTATAAATTTCTTGCACATTTTTTGTCCAAAATGTTCCAAATTTTTATGACCTATACCATTAAGTGTACGAATGAAATGGTAAAATTCATCGTAACATAAAGGAGGAATGTCACTAATCTCAAGATTATTGATTTCATATTCTGGAATATCTTCAAAAAATCCAAAAATTAAATCTTGTACTTCTTCATCATTTACTGATTTCAATAACAACGTTTTTTCAATTAACCGATAATCATCATTAAATTTATCTAGGCATATAAAAAATAATTGATACGACTGGTGTAATGAAATAAGTGTATTGCGTCGTGATTCCTCTGCAAGAAAAGTCAACTGTCTTAAATTCTGCTCTGACTTTTCTTGAACCGCAACTAAATTCATCTGAATTTTTGCTAGTGTATCCAAACGTTCTTCTAATTCTTTCTGACGATTGTCTAGCTCATTCTTATCTTTTTTAGATGTCAGTAAAATATATAGTATAGGGATTATAGCTGCAAACAGATCAACAACATAGCCTAACCAATCTGTTTTCTGTAATTCTTGAAGAATTTGTCTAAGCAAATCTTCCCTCATAAACCCCTCCCCTTCTTCCACTTCCACTCCCTATACTGGTCAATGGTTACAAATGAGAATCCACTAAAGTGATGTTAGTATAGTTTGGCTTTAGACTAGATAGCACTAAACTTTTATTTTACTAATACGCCTATTAGCATTATACCAAAATATATCAAAAATAGACCTCAAAACTTTAAAAACAGGTTGAACTAATCACAATTGTACAGGCTGAGAATTACTAAAATAATAAAAACTGACTAGTTTTTACAGAAAAAAATAAAAAAATGGCAACGTTTTTTATCGCCATTTTAAAAATTTATCCTATTGGTTTCAAAAAAATCCCCTTTTCTTATTGACAAAGAAAGGGAGACGTCTCTATCCAGCCTAAGAGTTATTTCTGCATATAGACAATAGAGAATAGCTAGATAAATCTATGTTTCAAGTGTTTTTTATCATACTATTCTGCTATTTTTTCACCTCGTTTTCAAAACTTTTGGGGCGGATTTGGGGCAATTTATTTGAAAGTTCCCCACGCACCACCATAGCGTTTGCCGTTTTGGGTTGCCCCTGTCGCTACGTAATTACGTTTGCCAGAGCCGCCAATATAAGATACCCAGACAAAGCCGTTTGTGTCGATGATGACAGTATCATACTTGACTGACTGACCTTTTGTATACTGCGCCACAACCTGACCCGATGTGTTAGGCTCACGGCGAACATTGATGGCATCGACAGTCACTGTCATTGTGCCACTCTCTGAGTATCTCCTAGCACCAGATGGCGCGCTTTCTGACGATGTTACAGCCACACTGTCTACGTTTGGCGGTGTGATATAGTGCGCTACACTATTACGGTATGTGGCGGCACTATAATAGTTCCGCACTGGATAACGCCTACCCCTCATATTTTGTTCAAGGATAGTCAACTGGTCACCATCGACCGCCTCGACAATCACAACATGCCCATAAATGTTGTTTGCTGTTGGTTCTATCGTCACAATCTGACCAGCCTTAAACTCACCAGAGCTAGACACCGACCAACCATTAGCAGCCCAATCATAACTTGTGCCTATGTTGGCAGCCTTGATAGTATCACCAATAGCCCCGCTGACATAGCCTACACCTGCACCAAGCCCGACTGTTGCATCAGGACTGATTATCCGTTCATAATAACTAGCCAGCGCATAACACTCACCGTTACCTACCGATTGACCAGAGCCGACCAACGCCGCCACATTACTTAGTGCCTCATTTACTGTTGACATTTTCTTTGTCCTCCTCATTTAAGTTATCTATAACAATTTCAACAAAAGGAGCAAGCATGAGTATCAAAAGACCGACTGGGAAAAACAGCAGAGCGCCAATTATCATCAAGATAAGTCTTATTACTAATCTCATACTATACCCCTTTTTTTATTGATTATCTTCTTGATACTTCTTAGATGAAATACCTAGAACCGTACCTGCAAAAGTTGCGACAGCTGCAATCGTACCATTGATAACTGTTGTCTCAAACGAATAGAGCGCCCCTAGCGCAGAAATCAGAGTGATTGCTGCTGGTGCTACTATCGTTACAACTGTCTTAGCTACATCGTATTGAGCGTTAGATAGTTTCATTTGTCGTCCTCCTCTCTAATAGGCAATTCTTTGTACTTTTCATACAGAGCCTCGATTTCGCCATTACCCCCCAGATTTTTGTAACTCTCAAAGAGTATGCTCAACTCCCTGTAAATCTCGATGGTGGTGTATCCCCGCATGATTTCTTTTTTCAAATCATGGAATAAACGGTATCGTTGAATTTTTTTAGTACCATCTTTTATTGACGCTACTTGTCCATTTGTATCAGTTGCTGTCTCATCAATAGCCCTAACTTTAGCCGAAAGACTATTTAGGTTTTCCAAGATTTCATCCAAGATGCCTTTTTTCTTATTTTCTCGATGCTCAAAGACTTTATTAACAATGACAACAAGAATACTGCTACAAGCGGTGATAAGGGTTGTCAAGACCGCTGTGTCTTTTAACCATGAGGGCATAGGCTACTCCTGCTCCTCGCTCTCTTTAGCTTCAAGTTCATCAAGGATAGCGTCCTCGATAGCATAGCGCAACTCTCGCAACTTCTGCTCATCTTGTCGCATCTCTTTGCGGTACTTAGCATAAAGCTCTGGCTCATGCAAGGTCTCATAAACTGTTGATACCGCCTCCGCATTCGTATTGATGACAGTTGTCTTGACAAGTTTTGTCTCCTTACCCTCTGTCACATGAAATTCCGCTGTTGTTTGACGTGTTTTATTGATTTTTAGCATTGTCTGCTCCTCCTTTTTTATATGTTTTTATTATAATTTTTTTGAAATGGGATTTTTTACGCTATTCTTCTCCACATGTACACTGTGACGTAAGGTTGCATGTTGTTGTGGGGCTGATTGCCACCTGTGTTTCCAGTGTTCACGCCTTGAGGATACGCCGTTGAGCCGCCATCACTTGCCCAGTCTCGTCTGATGGCTTGATTACCACTGTTTGCCGAAACATATTGTCCGTGGCTATGCGATGGCATTTCGTCAACGGTCAAGGTATGGGTCTTAGCCCCTCCTGTCTTATTTGGCGCATTAAAATCACTATCGCTCTCATTGACACCGACCAGCACCCGACCTTGACCAAACCTTTCCCATGTTCCGCCCATGAATGTAGAGGGGTTATCAGCGTTAGTTGATTGATAGATTGAGCCTATAGGATAAAGTTGGTCAAGTGCTGGCGCTTTCCAGCTAGTCCACTGTCCCGCATTAACACGATACCGCTCATAATACCGTCCATTAGTCGCCGCATAACGTTGCCAAATCCAGTTATTAGAGCCATTGTATGTTTCGCTGGCAGTGACTATCACTTCGATATGCCCCCAATACGAAGTCCCAAAGGGCTGATTACGAGTGTTATTTGAAAATGTGTGAATGCCCGCTAAGAATAGCGTATCAAGGTCTGCGACTGCTGCACCTCGACTGTAATGTCCGATTGGAGTCTTATTTCTTCCCCAAATATTATCACCCGCATAGATTTCCCCTGCCGCATCAAGCGACCCAGCCTTTCCTTGCTCAACAACTTTGCCGATGCCGACGCGCCCGTCTTTGTCATAGCTCATCACGACACTTTCTGCCGCAACTGTCGCTGAAAACTCAACTCGGCTAAACTTATCTGACAACATGCCAATGACCACAAATGACTTGTTAGCCGCATAATTACCTGCTAGGTTTGCTGCTGAATTGGTCAGCGCACTAAGCGTTGTAAACGTGCCTGCGGCACTCCCATTGTCTGCTGTATAACTCGTGCTACCTAGTGGCGCAACCTTAAATGTTAAGCTCATGACATTCTTCTGGCTACCTGACAGCGTGATAGGCGCTATCTTAGCGTTTCGGACAATTTGAATGATGTTAGGTGTCTCTCTCGTCCTAACCGCTGTAAAGCTCAAGACAGGAGAGAAATACTCAATCACGTTGATTGTAATGTCTCTTGTATCCGACCGTCTGCCCCTGCTATCAATAACAGAGGCACGAATAGTCGCAGAGCCGTTAAAGTTCATCATGCCAAGCCTGCCGCCGTTTGATGATGTTGATTGGTTTCTATTGACAATTTCAGCATGGTAGCCTGTGATAGACGAGCCATAGCTCCCTACCGCACCATTGAACGTTACTTGAATATCAGAAATAATCTGCAAGAAATTATTCCCGCTCAGCAAACTCCTAGCAGCAGTGTTACTATCTGTCAGGGTAACACCGCTAAAGCTAGGTTTGACACTAGCTGGCACGCTAGCGGTAAAGTTGACTTGCTGTGTACCAGTCTTTGTGCTACCGCTATAAGTATCAACATATAGCGTACCTGTGCCACTTGTGGCATTTGGTATATCGTTAGCAAAATCATGAGGAATAGTCCACGAGTGACTAGTACCAACATTTGAGGCAATCGTTCCAGACTTAGACCCCCACGCATATCTTAGCGTGTGAGTAAAGCTATCACTCTGACGGCTGATGCTGATTGTCACTGCACTACCGATAATACCATCACCAACAGAAACAGAGCTAGCCCGTGGGATAGTTGTTAAACTAACATTAGCGCTAACCGTTATTGTTCCGTGGATACCGTTGTTAGGGTTAAAAGTCGCAAAAACCCCAAACGACTTTGTCCCATCTGCGTTGTGACTGACACTTGTTGACCCGCTAGCGAGAGCAAACTCCTCTCCGCTAGTCTGCCATCTCGGATTGCTAGAGTGGACTTGTCGACCGTCCAAGGTCAAAGATAGGCTACTGTCGCCTTGGTGGTTAAAAGTATAATAAGCTCCTGTCCTGCTTACTGTTAAGCGCCAATTAACTGTCGTGCTATTACTAGCAATGTTTTGTTGTCCCTGGTCTACGTAGAGATTGAGAAATAAACTATTATTTGATTGACTATACTTTGCCATTTTTCCTCCTAACCTACATATCTAATAACATTCATATCAGCGTTGAGATGATATTGCTCTGTTCTAAACCGACCAATCTGCACTGATGCGGTAAAGATACCATTATCAATGTGGATAACCCCTTGACTGATATACATGACCTCTTTACCTGCTGAAAACATAGAAATCCTGTCATGACTGACTTTGATTGTTGAGCTGGCATCATTTTTACCAATAACCAGACCCTCATTAGAGCTAGTCATGTAAGTATCGATAAAGGTTTTCAACTCTCTCAATCCGCCAAACTGCGTTGTCAGTAAATCAATCCGCCGACCAGCTTCGATAAGGTCAGCCTCTGACTTTTTGGCAGCCTCTCCGTTTGCTTTTACAAAGACATTATAGGCTTTCTCTAAATCACTAAAAGCCTCCATAGAGGCTTTAGCGGCTAGCTCTGCCTCGTGAACCTGCGCCTTTTCAGCCAAAGCGTTTAGTTGTTCTTGGGTCAATGTTTGGTCTGCTTTCGTATTGAGTGCTACAGTGACATCGTTTGGGTGAGGTGACCAGTGTTTAGGCTCGATGTTGCTTTCAACAACCATGTACCAGTCGATGTCCGCAGTACCTGAGCGGTCGCCTCCACCAGGAAACCAGTAGGTGCTAATGGCATAACGTTCCGTATAACGAGCTGTGAATTTTATGCTTTTAGTTTCATAGTTTGTTGAATTAAATTCCAAATTGTAATTTTCTTGCCAATCTGTTTTATAGAGATAAACTCTTGTACGCTTATCGCTAACACCACCCGTTTTCTTAGCACGGGCTAAAAAGTAATACGTTTTTCCAGCTACTAGCTCAACATAGCGACTTTCAAAACCATAGCCGTTACTACTTTTATCAATCTTTGAGTTCTCAACGAGATTAACATGGTCAACCTCAACCGTTCCCACCATGTCAACCCAGTTATACCTTGTTGGGTCTGCACTATCAGCCTGCGTGTAATCTGTGTATGTTCCTAAATATCGCTTGTTGCCTGTCTGGGTGGTGCTAAATCCAGTTCTGCCGTCTGCACTTTCAGCATAGGCAAAATGAATGTATGGCGTTCTGCCATCTGCACCCTTAGCACCTGGCACACCGTTAGCACCATCTGTACCTTTCCACTTAGTCCAATGATACATAGTAGGGTTTGGGCTATCAGTAGCATTAAAGTCTTGATACATGCCAATATAGGCTTTGGTTTGGTCTGTCTGGCTAAAACCACCACCAGTTGCATTGTCTGCATAAGCAATGTGTGTGTACTGGGTTCTGCCATCAGCTCCTTTTGCTCCTGGTATTCCTTGTTCACCCCTCACGCCCTGAACACCTTGAATGCCTTGTAAACCACGTTCTCCTTTTTCACCGTGTACGCCGATAATAGCAGGGTCTGTCATCTTAGTCGTGCCGTCAGTATATAACTCAACCCGATAATTCCACAAATAGCGTTTATCAGCTGTTATAGCTTGTGGGGTGGTTGTCCACCCTGCACTTGCTCTTGTGATACCTGTTGATGCTGTGGTTGCTAAATAGTAGTTAGTCACATTAGAAATGCCATTGCCTGTGTCTCCTTTTTCGCCATTATCTCCCTGTTCACCCTTAGTTTTCGTCCACTTGTACCGTGTTGGGTCTTCACTATCTGCTGGCTCAAAGTCAGTATAAATGCCGATATAGAGCTTATTGATTGAACTATCAAGACTAAATCCATCTGTACCTGTTGCATTATTCGCCCACGCCGTATGCACATAGGGAGTGCGACCATCTCGCCCTGGTGTGCCTGGTGTGCCTAGCTTGCCATCAACAACATTCACAAATGAAATCTCATCTACTGCCACCTCATCATTTCCGATGTAAGCAGCAACCGTCAACGTCACCGTATCAACCACATCACGCCCACGGACTAGATAGGTCATGCCTGTTTTCACTTGACCATCAAGCGACCAACGCCATGTGACACCAGACACAACAGGTTTGCCACCTCGATATAAAGAGGGAGTGATGAGGCTTTCTCCAATTTGATTTTTGAAAATCACACCGTTAGTTGTGGATAACTTAATTAGATAGGGCTTGCTTGCTTCAAAAAGTCGCTCAAAAGCTGTTTGAATATCATCTGATAGCCTGTTTTCAAGTGCCTTAAAATTAGCAAAAGTAGTGCTGTTGCGTGTTGGATTAGTAAAACTTATTTTTTGGTCTGATACCCTAGCCTGTACCAGCAACAAAGGGCTAAAACCATCATCATAGATGCGTACAGTATCACCAATCTCAACATCAAGGAAACCATCAACCGTATAAGTGATAGCTGGATAGGCGTGTTTTTTTAGATTGCGTAGCCCAGCCGCTCTAATCACGGTTGGATTATCACTGTCAACCTCCAAATCTTTCCTAATCCATTGGTCAGCCTGTGTTGAATGGGTAAAGGTTGATGGGTACATTTGAGCCGCGATAGGGGCATATAAAGCCTCGCCGCTTTGGTAAAACTCACGCACCCCATCTGAATTGTTTTCAGAGTATGGCGATAAGCTATTGATGGTTACAATCTCCTCGACTTCCTCACCTTTGGCGTTTTTTACTGTCCTTTTTCCGTAAGGTCTAACCATAGTATAGAGGTCTGATTTATCAATCTTTCTAGTGATTGATTTTAGGTTTTTACCATAAGTCAGTTGTATATCATTTCTGACACGTCCCACCCCTTGATGCGTATCATCGTTTTCATGATAAACATTGACTTTGAAACTCTTAATCGTGCTATCATCGTTCAAATGGGTTTCAAAGTCAATCTCTGCATCAAACTTTTTGGCAAGGCTCAAAAGGCGAGCGAGTTTGGTTTCTTGCCCCTCCCATTCAAGCGTGCGTTTTTGGTTAGAAATCTCATTGATGCCAACGGTTAGATGTGTAAAGTTCAACAAATCCATAGCGTTGCAATACTCAACAAATGACATAGCTTTAGTTGCTTTGTAAGGGTTACTGTATTCATTGATAAGCTCAAGGTTTAAGTTTTCGCAATAACAAGTAATTGTCTGCTCATCTTCTTCAACAGTCATCACGCTAAACAGAAAACTCTTGCCATTGTATTTGAAAGACACAAAGGCTTTCTCATTGAGATAGTTGTAAGTTTTCTGTGTAGCTGTGTCAGACTTGATAGCCTTTTTGTAAACTGTAAATTCAAAAGTTGATGACCCTGTTTCAAGTTGTCTAGCCCAAGTGTCATCATAATAATTCAGCGTACTTTGCTTATCATTATCAACAAACGCCACTTTTTGCAAGTTTGCATCATGGATTGTTAAAAGCATTTTATAGCCACCTCTCTTCAAATTCTATTCTTACACTAGGCTTGTTTCTAACAAAACTGGATACATAAAGCTCTAGCGTACTTCTGCCAGGTGGGATTGACAACCAACGTGACCCGTCGACCACCTCACCGATTTTTGCAATACCATCAATATAAACCGTATCATCTTCACTATTTATAACCACGTTAGACCCAGTAGAAAAACGGTTAGGAATATTTTTAGTGACTGGCACAAAATCCTTACGGTAAAAAATACTATCAAGGTACATGTGAGACACAACTGGTTTATTCCCTATACTGCCAATCGTAACATGGATTTTGGCGGATTTTTTCCCTTTTATTTCTGGGATGGTAAAGACTGGGTAAGACCCCCACCAGTAAACTTGCACCTTATCGTCATTACGTTTCAAATCAGACCAACCACGTGTACTGTTAAAGGGGTTATGGTAGTCTAGGTGTGTTCCTGTGAATGTCCAACGTTTTAGCATGTTATATCCGCCCCTACCGTCACTAGCCATAAAATTATACTCACATTCCAAACCCTGTGAGCGTTTATAGGTTTCAACACCATACAAAAACTGCCCATCGGCATCGGACACTGAAATCTTCATAAATCCGTATTGATTTGATGCCCCTAGCCAAAAAATCTGTCGCCACCAGATATAGTCATGTAATGACCCTGTACCGCCTGCGCTATCAGCTGGGATTGTCCAAGATAAGCTCCCTGCGTTGTTTCCTACTGTACCTCCAGGAGACTGTAAAAAGATATGATGCCGACCCCATACGCTAACTGTATTGAGGGTGCTATTTAACCTCTGCATATTATCGTTATTGATAGCTACATTTTTAACACCTCGACTAAACCCTGTAAGGATACTGTTATCTCGATAATCTAGCAATAATTCTGACTGCTTGACAGTCTGCGTGTCAGCCTCCTCACGGTTTCCAAGCTCAAAAGCGGAGTGCTGATTGACAAGACCAATATAGCCATTTTCTGCATTGTGTTTGACCGTAACAATTGGATATGCTGGGGCTGTGCCGTTATTTGTCAATGTAAATACCATCTTCTCGCTGTTGACAGCAGCATCAATATCGCTGTTAAAGGTGCGATAGGTTGAACTATGAGCAACCCCGTCAGGAATTAACAGGGATATCTCTGACCGTTGAAACCATCTAGCAAGATTGTCTGGTGTGATGTCATCAACTGGCAGACCCATATAGTATTTATCTGGCTCATCTCCATAAACAATCCTTACTGGCTCTGTAACATCAAGGACACCTGCCAGCTCATGCTTTAACTGCTCCATCTCCATTGCATTTGATGTTTTCATGTCAAATTTAATAGTGTGTTCTTTTGCTCCACGTTTCACTTGCTGGATATTCACGCCCAATAAAGGAGCGTTATCGGTTGATACGCTCCTTGTATTACCAATGGGGCGGATAATATCTGTAATCCTAAAGAAACGTGACATGTCAACACCGTTGAATGTCATTTCTTTTGTCATGGTCTTATCCCTCTCATTCTGTTTGTTCTTCTAATTTGCTCTGATTGATAATTAGCAAACTTATCACCAGTTTTGGCAACTAGCGTACCATCATCTAGTACCATCTCTGCTGGTCTCTGTACGGCTTTTTCAGCCACATCAAGCGCTTTTTCTAGGAGGTCGTTAGATTTCTCTTTCGCAACCTCTACACTAGCTTTTACAGCCTGCTCTAGCTCTTGCTTGACTTGCACAACCTTAGACAGTTTTGTTTTCCCAACACCGATGACATCCTCAGCTTTGAAACTAAAGGATTGAATTTGCTTGAATACATCACCCATCGCATCATCTACCTTATAGGCATCTTTGGTAATACCAACTGCCACACCCTGGGAGATGAAACGACCGACACCATCCCTAAATAGGCGTGATGGTGAGTGAATTTTAGCCTTAGCTTGTGCCGCTCTCTCTGCCTGTGCCACAAGGGCATTAGCAGCCGCTGTAACAGCTCCTAAAGCCGACAGCATACCTTGAGCCAAACCTTGTCCAATCATAGCCCCTACGGACTGCATAGCCCCCACACCAGACATCCCAGCTGACCTAGCGGCATTAGTCAAAGTCTGCATAGCACTTGACACTTGACCAGCACCAGAGCTGATACCTTTAGCTAGGTTTTGTGATGTCTGCTGCCCAATTTGACTACCTTGCGATTTCATCTGATTACCTGTGGACTTAAACGCATTAAGCATAGCATTCATCGATGATTGAACAGTGCCTTTTACAGCAACTAGAGTTGTTGCGATGCTAGTAATAGCACTAACCGCAACCCCACTATAAGTTGCTATTGAGCCAAATCCTTGCCCAATAGCCTTAATAGATGCCGCAACTGGTTTCAAAGCTAAACCTAATAAACCTATCCCTGCCGCTAGAACAGCTCCACCTGCCGCCGCCACTACTGATGATGCACCAAAGGCAATCAAACCAGCAGATAAAACGCTAAGCCCTGCACCAGCTACCATCACACCAGCACCAAAGGCAACAACTGCACCACTTAGGGCAAGAATAGCACTAGAGGCGCTCATGCCGTACATGGCAATAGTTGGTAATTGACTTGCTAACATTGCTAAACCAGCCGCCGCCATACCGATACCAGCACCGATGAGGGCAACCGCCGCACCAAAGGCGACCATCCCAACAGCCGATGCGGTAAGAGCTGGACCAAGCAAAGCAAACACACCAGCCATAGCAGCGATGCCAACACCTAGACCAACAAGGGCGATGGCTGCACCACTACCAGCAGATGCTAGCTGGATTGCGGCTTGCACCAAGACATAGATGCCAGCACTTGCTAAAGCAACACCAGCACCAACCATGAGCATAGCCGCCCCCATTGATAACCATTGGGCAGGACTTGCCATAGCCGCTGCTGTACCAAATCCCTGTGCAACAGTAGATAGAGCGGTTGCTAGCCCCTGTAAAACGGTTGAAATTCCTTGAGCAATAGAGGTTATCAACGTACCAAGCCCAGAAAAGACTTGCTCAATGATACCTTTAGACTGACTTGCTGACCCACTAGCACCATCAAAGGCATCTTTAGCATTTTTCTTAAAAACACTAAACGGGTTAAACTTACTAATGGTTTCAAAACCTTTGAATTTTGCTAGTAACAACCCTAAAACTGGCACTAACATAGCAATAAGTGAGGGGTCAACACCGCTTAGAAATTCTTTGATTTTTCCAGCAACTTTGCTAACAACAGCAACCACCTCATCAACTTTAGCCCTAAATGTTTCACTTGTTGTATAGGCATGGATAAACCAACCGACCAATGCACCAAGGGCAACAGCAGCAAGCATGAATGGATTTCCTGTTAGAGTAGCCTTTAACAAGCCAAAAGCTGTTTTAAGGCTGTTTACCGCTGATACAGCCGTCTTAATCCCTTTGAATGCGGCAACTGCACCTAGTACAGCACTAGCGATGGATTGGATTGTGCCAGGTGGTAATGATGAGATAAATTCAGCAGCTTTTGTAACTGCCTCCGCAATCCATTTGACAATCTCGCCAAAAGCTTTACCTAACCCCTCCACAAACCCTGTATTTTGACCAAGGCTTGAAAAAACATGCTCTAATGCACCCTGTATAGCTGAAAAGGCTTTAGTAAGAGCCGTGACAGCCCCTGTATTTTTGAATGCCTCCCACATACGTTTAGCAGCATCAACTACCCAAGAAAGGACATCAACGAATTTAGAAACATAAGGGATAAAACTATTAAATGCGTTATTGATGATAGGCTTTAGTTTCAGTATGTTCTCTGAAATACCTCCTAAACCTTTTGATTTAGCAGCAGCATCAAACGCTTGTATAATATTAGCAACACCCCTTGTTACAGCGGTCTTTGCAATGCTCCAGCTAGTAGCGATACCTTGACCTGCTACTTTTGCTTGCTCTGCCAATCCGCCCTGTGCTGTGTTCATTTCAATCAACTTATCTGACATATCTGCTAAAGATACTTCTCCAGATTTCAAAGCCTCATAAAAATCACCACCTACTGCTGTTGAGGTGTAACCGAATGCCTCAGCTACATCTTGTAACGTTTTAGGCATTGCAGTCGCAACAGACCGCCACGCTTGAGCATCCACCTTACCAACAGCCAGCATTTGAGAAAACTGCTCTAAACCGTTAGCAGCTAACGTAGACGATGCTCCACTAGCTATAAATGCGTTATTCATGGCTAACGCTAAATCTGTGGCTTTCCCTAAATCTCCTGTGGTTGTTGTCAATTTCTGGGTGGTTCGTACAATATCATCAAGAGTTGTTGGTAATCCGTCAATACCATCTGATAGTTTCGTCATTGATGCAGTTGTATCATCAGCTGAATAACCCCAACTTTGCATCACTTTAGGGAAATTATTCAAGGTGTCGACACGGTTAACAGCTCCTCCAACAGAGCTTGAGACCATCGCCATACCTTTTTGTACAACTGCACTAGCAACTGCCATAGCTGTACCAAATCCTAAAGCTGATTTAGAGCCTGTATTAAACCCATTTGACGAGCTTTCTCCTAGCCCTTGCAAAAGACTTTTTAGCTGTTTCACACCCTGTTGGGCGCTTGTGCCGTCTAAATCAACGGTAATCGTAACCTTACCATCTGCCATGTTTTACCTCCTTTCGCTTTCTAAATATTGGGCAATGCGTACTGTTCCTGTAACTCTTGCATTCGCCGTTTTTCTTTGGCACTCTCTCCTTTTTGAGGTTTCCATGCCCTAATCTTCATTACTTCAACTAACTTTGTTCCATCTGGCAATCCAGATAGTAAAGCGTTGAATTTCTGCCAATGTAACTGCCCCTGTGCCTCAATCAAATCAATGTGATAGGCTTGCATAAACGATGAAAAAATGTACTCACCATCATATTTGATTGAATAAAGGGGCGACTCATCGTTATCTGGGTCATCTTTAGGCTTTTTAGGTAGTAAATTACCCTCGATGTCGTAGCGGTCAACCTCATCAATAGCTCTAACAACCTGTATGTGTTTCTCAAAAACCTCAACATAGACCGCCATAGCTGTCTCTACATCTAAATCTTTGAAACTCTCATCATCAGTTAGTTTAGCTAGTGCTAATTTAGGTTTTAACTCCATTGGGATATAGTCCTTACCCCACATCTCAAAAATCCATAAGACCCTATCAAACGACAAGAAAAGCTGATACTCTTTGTTATTTAGTACCAGCTTGTCATCAATTTTCTTGGAAATATCAAACATTATTCAGCAAGATACTTCTTAAATGTTTCATCGTTTTCTTGTTTCTGCTTGGTAGTCATGACAGCATCTGCAATCTGTAAGAATACCTTGAGATAACTCCAAGTGTTCTTACCTGCTGCTTCATAGATTTTCTCTGGCGTGCCGGCATCAAACATCACACCAAAGAAATCATCTAACAGCTCTTTAATGGTGCGGCGGTCTTCCCACTCATCACCCTCTGTGACACTCTCTGCTTTCTCTTTCAGCTCAAGTGCCTTGTCTGATAGCTCTTTAGACTTCTCATCTGTTGGATGAAATTCCAACGCGAGACCGCCAAGATTAAAGACGATAACATCATCATTGCTGTTAAGATTAAAAATATTTGCCATGCTTAGCCACCAATACCTTTCTCAATAGGCTCTTTAATCCATTTGATAGTACAGCCAAATTCTTCGTAAGCTGTCGCATCACCTGCACCCGCCTTGATTTCAGACACGTTAGCAACCTGTGTATAGGTCTTTTTACCGTCAGCCGTAGTTACACGATGCCATACACGGCGTGCATCGCCTGTTTTGTACTTCATCGCAGCAATCATAGCTTGTGCCTCATCTTCTGGGTCAAAGATACCCTCAAATGAGTAACCACCGACAACAGAAAGCACCGTTTCCTCTGGCGTACCGTCTCCATCATAGTAGCCTGTGTCATCGGTATCTTCATCTGTTTCATCATCAATAGTCTCAATGTACTTGGCTATTCGTTTCCAAGCATCAGAGCCAGGCTCTGTTGTTGGGTTTTTAGGGTCGAATGGTGCAATCTCATGTTTGCGCTTGGCGTTCTTCATGCGTGCCATGTGTTTATCCTCCTGTGATTTCTAATTTTGCTGTAATGTTTAAGGTATAGACAAAATAACCTTGCTCATCTCTACCGTTTATTCCTGGTTTGTCCACTTTCAATGATAAAAATGTATAAGAGTTGTCTGTACTAGGCAGGTCAATATCTGCATCTGCTAACTCTCCGCAGATAGCCCAAATAGTGTCACTTGCTTTCTGATTGCTCTTGCACTTAATCGCAACCTCAAAAGGTAGTGAGACCTCCCTAGTACCGTCCATATACTCTTTATCAACAGTTCCGCCGTGCAAAGCGTTGATAACCAAATCATCTGCATCATCTTTGAAATAATCTAGCCTAGCTCTCAACGACAAATCTGTTATCTGATTAACGTGTGCCAGTAGCACATCTTGAAAATTTTTATTGTTCTGCATTATTTAAGCCCCATAGCCTCAACGGCTGTATCTTTCCACTGGTCAAGGTGCTTGTTTTTAGCCTTTACATACCAGTTTTTACCAGTACCTGGTGTTGTGTACTCTCTAAAAATCACAATGCCATTTGTACCGTAAAATTGTGCTCTAGCATAAACAGTATTCCAGTTGACAGTCTCACCTTGTAAGCCAATAGTCGCACTAGCTCTCAGCGTTGGGATACCTTCGCCTAAAAAAGGTACATAGTGAGTTGTATCCAACAAGATTTGATTAGCCATTGCTTGCCGGCCTCTCCTTACTGCCCCTGGTGATACTTTTTTAGTGACGCCTCCAAGGTCAACGTGGGCATGGGTAACAAATCCTTTAGCCATCAGATAACCTCCACCTCATAACTGAAAATTTTACCGTTAAGGGTATTGACCTCATAACCAGTAACAAGGTAATCACGCACCCCGTCATTGACCAACGCACCCAGCCAACTATCATCAACTGTCACATCAACAAATCTAGGGTAGATGAATACTTTTCCGACTTTCTGCCGTGTTTTAGAGTTGTTAGTACCCACAACCTGCACCGACCTATCAAACCGTACTGGTTTAATATCCAATGGGTCAGAGTAACTTTCATCTCCATAATCATTCTTGCCCGCAACCTTTCGGACAGAAATAGTATCAGTCAATAGCCGTTTATCTATCATAGTCAACTCCAACAATGAGGCTAAAGCCTGCTTGTTTCAAGACATTTTCTGCATCCAGCGAAAGGTTGAATTGCTGACCTGCCTTGCCTTGTGAGTTGGCATAAGAGATAGATGTACGACCAATAGCAACACTAGATAGAGCTTGCTTATCATCAGCTGTTGTGATGCCAGACACATCAAGATAAGCGATTTGAAACGCCATAGCCAACTTGACAGCACTTTTGCGATAGGCAATATCTCTCTCAAAGTTTGTATGACTGTAAAAACCGTTTGTGTAAAGGTCAATCGCAATCTTAGCTCGATTAGCCAACTTGTCAAAGTCAGCTACATCATCAAAGCCTAATGCTGCAAACTCATCTTTAGTGATATAGTGTTGATTGATTTGGGTCATGCATTCCCTCCTTTTCAATAAAGGGGGCTTACACCCCCTTATTTAGTCTGGTACAACCTCATCATCTTTAGATGGTTCTACCTCTGCCTTTGGTTTGCGTGTCGATGCCTTTTTAGGCTTTTCAGTCTTGATGCTCTCATCAGCATCAACTGCCACAAGCACTGCTGGGACATCTGGGAAAGTCAGCTTGAGGTCTTTGTTGACCTGTTCAGCGTAATCTGGCTCAAGCTCGATAGTCTCGTCAACAATGACGGACTTATCAAGTTTTGAAAAAACAAGGTTTTTAGTTGCTCTGTAAAGCGCCATGTTTCACCTCCTAGACAACAGTACCTGTGACTTTAACGATGGCTTTCTTATTGTCATCTAAGACATAAGTGCCACCTTTAGCGGCTGCTTGCAATTTCACACCGTCAAACTCTGTTGCCTCGATAGTACGGGCTGTTGAGATACCAACAAATGGAATGACAATGCCATCTGGTGAAAATACCGCAATAGTACCACTTGGGAAATATTGGGCTGGTGTCTCGACCAAAGCAAAGCCTTTGTAACGTGCAAGACCATTATTATCAATAGATACACTTGAGCCTTTAGCTGATGTGTTAGCTGTCATGTCGATGATAGCATTGTACAGTTCTGGGCGTAGATAGATAGCGACTGGTGCGGTCACTTCTTTGTTGATGTAATAGGCTGATACCTTGTTAAACAAGGCTTTTACCTTTTCTTCGGTAAAGTCAGCAAGTGCCTCTGTTTGCCCTGCGGCATCAGACAAGAATTTACCAATCTTGGTATTCATTTGGCGTGTCTGTGCCTCTGATTGTAATTTCAGACGGTCAGCGATAGCAGCAGCAAGGTCATTGTTTACCGTGTAACGGTCAAGACCCTCATGGATAGCAAGTGTATAGTCGTACTCGACATCGGTGTTTTCGTACTTGATTTCGGTAAGATTGCCAAAGCGTGAATTTGCACCTGAACCATCTCCAAAGCCTCCGTCATTAGCACCTGTTGCATAAGTGCCAATAACAACTGGCGTGTTATTGGTTTTTAGTGAGAATGCTTTAGCGTTCTCCTGTACGCCGTCTAGGATTTGGATTTGTGCCAAAGCACCCGCAAAGGCGGCACGTACACCAAATACCGTCGATAAAATGCCCTTGTACTCTTTTTCGTAGCGGCGGGCAGCGTTGTTTTGATTAGCTGGCATGTCTAATCTCCTTTCTCTTATTTATACCCATCAATGATTGCTTGGAATGGGTCTACTTTTCCTGCGCCACTGGCAGATGGATTGCCTGGCGGCACAATATTTGGGTTAGGTGTGCTATCTTCTTCTGCTTGGAAAAGATAAGGGTCGCTCTCCTTGAGACCATTGATGACATCATCTAGTTTTGGTTTGCCGTTTTCGTCAAGCTCAACAGCATCAACATCAATAAATTTCATCAAGGTTTCTGGATTGTGTGCCTTTGTATCTCGCAAAGCAAGACTGATAGCATTGACCTTTTGAGTTTGTGCAAGTTTAGCCTCCGCCTCTGCCTTGTGTTTGTCGTATTCAGCTTGTAACTTCTCAAGAGCCTGTTTAGTCTCAGAACTTGTGGTCTCGGCTGCTTTCAACGTTTCAAGTTGAGTGTTGGCGTGTTGCAACTGGTCCTTTAGGCTGTCACGCTCTTTGGTGATAGTGTCTAAGGCTGATTTGTCCTCGTTGAGGTCTTTACCTCTCAACGCAAAGGCTTCTTTAGCCTGTTCCTCTGTCAATCCAAGATTGAGCAAAGCCTCTGTTGTAAATGGCATGTTTTCCTCCTAGTCCTTTTTTAGGTGGCGAACCCCCACCTCAAGCAAAATATTATTTACTTTTTCAGTTTAACCTTGAATGAATGGGATTTTTTCCACATTTAGACACGCAAAAAGGGCATTACCGTAGGTAACACCCCTTTTTTTAGTTATAAATCCGCTCTCTAGTGTAATCACGATGCAAAAAGTCATAATTATCAACAAGGTTTCTAATTTTTCCTTGATACATTCTGACTGCAAGCCGTTCAGACTGCATCAAGTCAGCATCTCCCATTGTCGTTGCATAGTGCAAACGCTCTTTATGGTCTTTAATCTTACGCTCTAATGCTCTCTGCTTTGCCTCAATCCTTGCATTTTCCTCTGCCTGCTCTGGTGTCAAGTCTTTCAGATAATCTGGTAACTCTGGCAACTCATTTACTCCAATAATAAACGGTGTCAGATAATGCCCACAATGGGCACCCAAACAACCGCCAGCCGTACCTAGACCATAATCAAGCAAACTATGGACTATAATACCTTTTTCTGTTCTACCTTGCCCCTTGGTTACAATCTGACCTTGAAGAGGGCTGCACGCTGGTCTAGCACTCATTTTGATTGAGTAGTAAAAAGTATCTATCCCCATTTCTTCTGCTGGTCTAGTCCGCATTTCATTATAGACCTTGTAAGTCGTGGATTTGATGATAGCCCTAGCATAACTATCCGCTCGCCACTCACGCCCTGCTTTATCCACAAATCCTGTAAAATTCTTCTTCTGCCATTGCATGACGGTCTTTTTTAAGGCTTGGTCAGATGTCATTGTGCCAGCCACTACTTGAGCTACCGTATGCTCCACGACAGACTTGTAAACCGCCTGTATGCTGTCTGGTAGGGTTGAGTTAATCAGATTGAGGTCACTGATTGCTTGGGATGTATAAGCCTCTAGGCTGTCTGTAACACCATTCCTGACCTTGCCACTCCTAGATTGCCCCATCTCCTCCTCTAGTTGCTCCTTAGTGTCTTTATAGACCTTTAGCCCCTCGTTAGCGATGACCTCACGCAAAAGCTCCTCTGCAATACCTGCACGCTCTACAATGGTTTTTAGGTTTTCCTCATTGAGCATGTGCATCTCATTCAACTTTTCTAGTTGCCAGATATAAGGGTTGGCTTGTAAGTCAGCCGCACCCCTTTTTATCAAGCGTTTAATCATGCTGTCAAACAGCTCAATCTGCATCTTAGCATAGATGTCTGTGACAGCCTGCATCTGTAACGAAAATTGCTGGTCATTGATGGTGGGTGTTTGTCGTTTATCCCCCATTTCTACCCCCTCTATTGCTTTTTTAGGGCTATTTTTGGTGTTAATCGCCATTTTCTACTGTATTTTTACTGTTTCCTAGTGCGTTTCACTATATATAGCAAGCTCGGCATCATTCTCTGGCGGTAATTCGCCGTTGATAGCTGCCAATTCTTTCTCTGCCTCATCCTCTGTGATGTTGAGGGTCTTAGCAATAGCCCTTTTCTGACTAGCAAAGCCAGAGGCAACCATTTTAGCCCAATAGTCAAGCTCTGCATGTCGGTCAGTAAAGACCCCATCATCAAGATTAACTGAAATATCGTCAAGACTAGGAATATTACCCTTATACAGACCGACAGCCTTGCCAAGCTCACACATAGAGACACAAAGCTCTTTTATAGACTGCTCAACCAATGCCACAATGCTATTTCTCATTTGGTAGGTGTCGCTGTTCTCACTGACAATCTCGGTCGCCGTCTTGACCCCTTGACCATCAAAAGTAAACATACCACTAGATACCCCAATCTGCATCTCAAAGAGTTTTAGCCCCTCTGAAATGGCTGAAATATAGTCCGATGAGCGGATAGGAGTAGTAATATCAATGATACTGCCTTTGTCCATACCCCCTGCCTCAATCTGCATATAAACATTTTGCTCTACATCAAAGCGGCGTTTCATAGAGATTGACCCATCTTCATTTTGTATTTTTAGCTTGGTTAATTGCTCTGGCACAATTACCCTGCGTTGCCCCATCTTAATCTCCCAGAGAAATTCATCATAGGTACGATTGATAAAATCAATGGTGGTCTTGGCATTATCAAAGATAGACAGACCCAAAGGGCTGTTAATGTCCTTGTTATTCATTCCTGGGGTCTTTAGGTAAGTGAATAGAGGGCGTGATAGGTCTTTAAGCACCGTTACTGGCTCAAGGTCTGTATAAAGCTCTGACAAGCTCACACGTTCCCCTAGACGGTCAATGTTAGTGGATTTGTATAGCTCATTAGTAATGCGGTAGAGGCTCTTATCTTTGGTACTGCCCACCTCTTGCCCATCTTTAGTTACCCATTCATGGAACTCAACAAGTGTGTAATACACATTCTGTTTGCCCTCTGATTTGATGTTCTTTGTCAAGATAGCTGCACTTGATACATCTTGAGTGTTAGACTGCAACGGCAAAAATACTGGTGCTTGGACAAATGCCACACGGATTTTATCGCCATCCACATAAGGACGCATAGCCAGCCCACCAAGAGCTAGACAGCTTTCAAGGTAGCGCTCAAAATTCTTGTTAAATCGGTCGTTGCCCAACATATCATTGAGAAAGTCCTTTAATCTCTCATCATCTGACGTGATTTCTGCCTGCTCGTTATATACTAGGCTGGCAATCTTCTTAGCGGCGGTGCGTGCAATAGGCAAGTGGTTCATCTTTCTTGTCTTGCTGTCGCCGTCTGTATTGAGATAAGTGATATTATCAAAATTCGACTGGTAATAGCTCAAATTTTGCTGGATACGGTCAAATTCATCTTGTGTAACAGCAATCTTAGGGTGGTCAAGAATACTGTTTAGGCTAGCTGTTGTCATGTTATACCTCCCACGGTTGAAAAAGTCTTTTACTTTCTGAATTAGGCTCATATCGCCCTCCTTATGCGTTGCCTACTCGTAATCCAAGTATCTTTGCGTTATCCAACACAAAATACTGAGCTGTATCACAAGTATGGTCATCATCTTTAATAACATTTGGATTATCTGATTTGATAGTCTTTTCATCCCATCTATACATTTTGTGTTCTTCAATAAATACCTTATTATTTTCAGTATCAAGATAATAAAATCTCCCTTGAGCTAGTAAAGATTGGAAACTATCAACCATTGTTACTTTCTTTAATTTAGCTACTGGATGCCATCTGATACCAAAATCAAGGTACATTTGGTTTCGTAAAGCACCCTCTGCACTGTCTATGGTGTATTGCAAGACAGGTACTTTGTACTGCCCTACCACCTTAGTTGTGAAATAGTAAATCTCTGTTGATAGCTGGCTTGGTGCTTTTTTAACAACTTGCCCTGCTGGTGAATAATACCAGGTATCAAGCAAGATTACCTTTCCTTTGGCAGTGATGCCAAATGCACAACAGGCGGTGGCTGACTGCTGGTGTCCACCGTCCAGGGCAAATGATATACCAATCAATCTGTCATCGCTTGGTAGAGCCTCAATAGCATGAAAGGTGGACATATTATAAACGTTGTTACCTAGACCAACAGCCTCACCCAAATAAAGATAGCGGTAATAATCAAAGTCATTTTCTTTAATTCTCTCTATATCCTCTAGCATCTGCTCTGTAACAAAACCTAGCTCATCATCTAAGTAAGTACTAGAGTGAGCCAGATAGTTCTTATTGGTCTTTATCTTCTCAAACCACTCATTTATCCAACTGTATGGATTTCGTGGCGGGTTGTAACTCCAAAAAAATTGCACAAATTTTGCTCTAGGGTGCTTTTGCCTCATGAAAGTAACGTTAGATTGGTCAAAATCCTCTTGGTTACTAAATTCTGCCGCCTCTTCATACCAAACAGCAATGATATTGCCAATATCGTTTGATTTGAGCTTTTGAAAATCGTCTTGCCCATAGAAGTAAAACGACGACCCTGTATCTTTGTGAGTAATCTTAAACGGGCTTACTGTTTTATCAAATTCATCAGCTATCCCAAAAAGATTAATTGCCCACCAAATTTTATTAAACACGCTATCTCGGATAGTATTTGCTACTTTGCGGATAACGACCACATTTGCAGTTTCTTCCGCTCTGATGTACCTAAGCATCATATAGACTAGCTTCAACGCAATCACTGATGATTTAAAGGAGTTACGCCCGCCCTTCAAGACATTGTATGGCAACCTAGACACCCATACTGGCTTGAAATGAGGGTTGACATTTTCTTGCACATTAAAGGTCATCTGTCGCCCCCTCTAGCTCATCAGCCCATTCATCAACAATTATAATAGGGCTACTTGAGGTCTTGCCTACACTTTCACGCTCCTTGTTGTCCAACTTGAGCGATTTAATACGCTCACGCTGCTCTTGGCGGTCTAGGTCATCTTTTTCATTATCCATTAACTTACTAATCCATTCAGCAGCTCTAACATCTCCCTGAGTGGCTTTATTAGCCATTGAAAAAACAATAGCCATCTCATAAGAGTTTTCATAGCCCATATCTTCTAGCAACTTTGCTAAATTAGGTTGATGTACTTTAGAGGTCAAAACGATATTCAGAGCTTTTTTTAACTCTGCTTTTTTTCGTCTAGCTACCCCTGATGCTTTACCGCCTTTTGATGCAATTTTCCGTTGTTCATCTGTTGTTCGGTCTTTTAATGACTTCAAATTTTTAGTTCCATCTCTTGGCAATTTCAGACCCCCTTTCCAACAAAAAAATCACAAGTAAACTACTCATGATTTCAGTATAGGTTATAAAAAAGGGGTATTTTTACGGATTTTTTCCACATAAAACAAAAAAGCACCCGTTGGGGTGCTGTTCACGGTCTATCAAAATAGGAAAAGTGGGGACTCGAACCCCCTCCTCGAATACAATACACGCTTCCAACCTCAAGCAAGGGTTTTTACTCGACGCCATGCTAGGCGATTTACGATACTCGCTAACAAACCACACGCCCTGCCGCAGTTCTATCTCGGTCTTTCATCGCTTTTCTAGGTATTGTTCCGCATTCTCCCCTATAAACTACTTTTTCCTAATATAATTATACCATGACTGACTAGCTTTATCAACTAACTTTTTATCATGTTTTGATAATACACTATCTCCTTTTTCGTTATGGTTGTAACCAAAATGAATATGTGGCAACTCCATTTTGCCATTGATGAGGTGGGGAGTTCCTGAAACATCAATTTGTTTGTGCCGTCTGTTGTTTTTGTCAAAAAACACAAGACTTCTCAACTCATCTTTCTGATTAACTAAACCATAAATTCGTCCTTTTGTCATGGTTTCCATAGGAGGCTTTGCATTACCTCCAATATACCTAACAAATTTTATCTTACCGTCCGTATGCAACGTTTCGTACTCTGTACCGTATTTCTTGCCCTGTTTACTCATTCCAGAGCTCGCCCCTCTACCTCCCATAATTGCATCTCCTATCTAATATCATGCCCTCGTGCCTTTGCTTTTTTCAAAATATTCTTCCAAGTAGCAGTTTCAACTGGTATCCAAACACCATTACTAGGATTTAATTTTTCAGCAATACCACCTTTTCCTTTTCGGTAGGTTGATAATATTTTTCCTCTATTATCCTTAACTTCCACTAATCTACCTATTTTTGCGCCACGTCCACCCATTATTTCTTACCTCCTTGTTTCATTCGTTCTGTTGTTGCATTGTCAAAATAAACAACCTCTACATCTCCATAATCATAGTCAATCTTGCCACCATACACCAGCAGTCGCTTAGGTGATAGTCGTTTAATCATTTCATCAACTCCTTTTTTCCAAATTTCTAACTGTTCCTTATTCTGTTTGACTCCAATAGTGCTAATTGCAAGCGTGGCATGTTTAGGTAGTCCATCAAAGCAAAAATCAAAACTGTTTTCATAAGCCCATGATACTGTTGGGACAACTACAATCCCATAATTTTGCATGATTTGACCAATCAGTCGTGAACGATAGATATTCCAAATCTGCATAGCAACTGGCATATCAAGATACAAACTAAAATCTGGTGTTAAAACGCAAGGGAATGCTGTTAATTTCTCAATGTAAAAATCTGGGCGTTGCCAAACTCGTTCAAATTGGTAATCATCTAGGAAAAAATGCACGCCCGCCGTGTAATCTGGCTTATTGAGGATATAGTTAAAACCTTGCAAAGTGCTTGGTATATGGTCAACTGGTTCAAGTGTGGGCATATTGTATTGGCCTTCGGTGCATGTTTCATCGTAATCATATAAATTGTACTGATTAATGGTGGTCTGCCTGTGAAATTCCTTATTGCTTTCCTCGATGTCCTCATCACCGCTGGGCAATTCCTCATCAACATCATCTGTACCAAAGTCTAACCCTGCTATTTCTAGTTCAAAGCCAAACTGTGACATGTCAATAGTTTCAAACTCTCCCATCTCGATAGTCAAAAGCTCTTTATCCCATGTTGAGAACTCCGCCACCCTGTTATCAGCTAGCCTATATGCCTTTATCTGCTCCTCTGTGAGGTTTACAGCACGGGCTACTGGTATTTTATCAATCCCCAAAGAAAGTGCCGCCTTGAGCCTTGTATGACCTGTAATAATGACATTGTTCTCATCAACTAGGATTGGTTGCTGAAACCCAAAAGCCTTGATTGATGCTGCCACCTTTTCTGTTGCCTCGCCGTCATTGTGCCTAGCGTTTCGGTGATAAGGCTTAACCGTGGCAATATCCACGTACTCAATTTTTAGACCACTCATCATTTCCTCCATCAAAAAATCCTAAGTACCTCAATTATAGGCACATAGGATAGGGATTTTTTACTGATTCAAAGGAATTAGTTCAAATAGTTTATCAAAATATGCGTTAAACCAATCTGTAAGACGGTTATATGCTGCTGTTGGACTTAGATACAGTATTCTTTGGCACGCTCCTATCATGTTCATTCGTTGAAAAACAAAGACTTCTTTGATTGTCCGTATAATTGGCTCATCAGTTATCTCTAATATCGATGCAGTTATTGTCTTGATTGCAATATACCTTTTAGCATCAGAGAAATTGGATAACAGCATCGCATTCTCGATTTTGCTTTCAAGAATGGTCTTATTAGGCTGTGTCTTATCTTTCAAAAAATACCACTGCAACCATCGGATTTCTCGTCTATGAGTGACAGACAGTCTATCCACTTTCTTTTTGGTCATAACTCACCTCAAGATTTCTTGCTGGATATAGAGAAACCTCATCCCCTTTAACACTAATAGTTTTTCCTTGGTGGGGCGAATAGGAAATGGTCATCTCTGAACAACTAAAAATAATTTGTTGTCCCCAATGAGTGACTAATATCCCTGTTCCTGGCAAAATGTCGCCTTTCAATTTTTTAGAAACTTTTTTAGCGTGAATGTTGTTAATTAACCTATCAAACCAGTTTTTTAACTTCATGATTTTATACTATCCTCCTAACCTCAAGCGGTTTCTCATGGCAGCAATAGCATCTACCAGATACTTTGTATTTAGGCTGCTTAGGGCGAAACAGTGACCACATGAATTTAATAATCTTCATCTGACCCCTCCTATAAAAAGTTTTTCTGCTCAAATGCAATCATGGCTTTTCTTAGCTCGATACCAAGCCGCTTAACCCTGGTAGGACTTCGGTAGCCATTACCATATCCTAGTGGCTTTTCAGCCTCTGCACGGTAACGCTTCAGCAACTGTTCCATGTAATCAAAATCATTCATGATTTACCTCCTTGATGTCAAAAACTAGCCTGTAATGCCCCTTTTCACCACTCAAACCACCGTATCGAAAGGTCATTGCCTTAATTACATTATGGTTGTCATCTGTCCATATCCCAGCATCTGTCATACCGTCTATAATAGCTTTAACAGTTGGATATAGGTTAGGTGGGTCTAGTTTGGACTTAGTGGGGCTATAAACTGTAATAGTCACCTCACAAGGGTTAGAGGGGCTAAATCTAGCCCTCCCCTTGTCTTTTGTTGTCAACGTATGCCAGTAAGCAAAGGCTCTGAACTGTAACCATAGCCAAGCACAAATGAATAAAGTTACTGCCAATACCAGTGTCACCCAGACTGGTGATAATACCCACCACCAAGACCACTCAATAAATCCTGTTAGTTTCAAACCTATAAAGAGCAGGGTTAACAAAGAAGTAAAACCAATCCTTCCACTGCTATTATTCTGTTTCATTTTTTTCCTCCTTTGCTTAATCAGCCAATTTGGCATCTATAGGGATAACCATTTCTGGGTTAAAAATAAGCGTGTACTTCGTATTGCTGACACCTTTGCCTGTAATGTCCTCGACAACATAAGTCACGTTGTCTGATAATCCTATGAAATGCTTTTTATACTCACCTTTATCATCTTCTGCAATGATGACAAGCTGATTTTCGCCTTGCTCGATGGACATTTTACCAGTCACTTGATACAAAACTTCGCCTTTAATGGCGTTGATGATGGTGATTTTTCTGACTACGTTAAAATTGTCAGCCTCTTTCGACAGATTATAAGAAACCCGCTCACTTTCACGGCAACCAGCCAACAGAGCTGATAGGCCTAGCGCCAATGCCAATAACTTCAATTTTTTCATATTAGTTTCCTCTTTTCTTCAAAAAATCTGGGGCATCGTCACCGATATTAAGACTGTCATACTGTTCTTTGGTAACTAAAAACTCCCCATACGCTCCGATAGTTACAGTATAATGACCATCAACCCGCCGTTTACTCGTAACAGTACCTATCAATCGCCCATGCGAGTTGTCCACTTGATAGATGATAACTGGTTTTCTTGCTTCTAGTTCTTTAACTCGATTTTGTAAATCCTTGATGAAATAAGAGCTAAAGGCAAATGTGGCAACCAGCATCGGATATAAAATTTTTATGGCATCTTTCATGTTATCCTCCCATAAAAATTCTAATAGTTGTATAAATCAAACCTACTGCATAGGCATCAATGATAAGCCAAACAACCTTATCAGCCGTAGTCTCTTTGAATATGTTGCTACCAGCTAGCCAAATAAAGCCAGCCAGTAACAAACACGAACTAATTGTCATTGCTTTCAAAAATCCAACCATGTCAATACCTCCACTTAGTAACCTTATAAATTTCTGAGTAGCCCTCTAGCTGACTTCTAAACTTTTCAGCCTCTTTTTTGGTCTTGAACTCATGCCGCTTTTGAGCAATAACACCACCACGCTTTTTTACTGGTACTTGAACCACCCAACACATGCTACTTACCTCCTAATTTATCAGCTAGTTTTTGGACAACCTCGGCAAGTTCTTCTTTCAGCTTAGGGTCTGTGATGTCCTCGATGCCGTCAATCTGACCTGTTTTCACATTGACAGCGATTGAGCCACTAAAGGAGTTATCTTCATCATCATCAGGGGTTTTATCAAAAACTTCTTTGGCACTCTTCCCCTCCAAAATATCCATCAAATCATGACTGATATTGTGAATAATGTTAGCCATCTTGAATTTTTTAATATTCCCCTCTAAAAGAAAGCGCAACATAAAATCTTTGCTATCAGCATGCAATTCATTGGTAAATTCTCTTAGGTTTGCCACGATTTCATCCGCTGTCACTTGTTTCTTATCTGTTGTCATCGTCTATGTCCTCCTGTTTTTAAGCTAATACTGTAATGTTATCTTGGTCTGCCAGTTGTTCTTTTAGATAGCCAGCGATGTTGTCAACAGCATCTGTAACCCAACGCTTACCATCTGCCTCAAAAAGTGCCATTTGCCCATTACTATCCAACCTAAATACAAATTGACTAGCTGGCTGTTCAACCTCCAAGAAAGTCCGATAGGGGCGTAATAATACTGGATTTGGTGCTTTTCCTTTAGCAAAAGTTGCCACACCGCTCTTAATCGTAGTTACTTGGCTGACACCAGTATCTTCAATATCAGCCCCATTTTCGATTTTTACGGCACTAGAGAACTCAATCAATGTACCACGGTCATTGTCATCAATAAAGTTAGCTTGCAACATGGTATTGAATTGCTCCGATGACATGAAACGCCCAAAAGTTAAATCTGGTGTGCGTGCCTTAACACCGATGAGCAACGGACGATGTTCAAGCTCATCATTCTCTGGGTAAATACACACTTCGTCATTTTTCTCAACAACGACAATTAAGCGTTGTTTGTTTACTCCGTTCAAATCGGATTTAAGGTAGTCAACAAGGCTAGTCAACGTTGATAGTTGCAATGTTTTAGGATAGCGTTTAGGGTCAAGCTCTTTTAGGTTGAATTTGTTAGCATCGTAATACTCTGTGCCATCTGCTGCTGTCAAAATTTCCAAGCCATGCTCATTCAGCTCTACCGCATACTCCAACGCTGCTTTAATGTTTTCTGTCATCTTATTTTCCTCCTACTTTACGTTTGTTAAAATCAATTACTTCTGACTTTGGTTGAGCCTGCTCCTGCTCAATTTCATCGACAGTCTGCCCAATATCTGTGCGTAACTGGGCATCATCATCAAAATACATCTGACCTGGTACAGAGCTTTTAAGCTCGTTTGCGTGTACCATGCCTGTATCATAATCACGCCCAACAAGAATTGTGGTAGCTACTCCATTTTGAGGGGCTAGTTTTGATTTGACTTCCATAATGGTATCAACTACTGACCGTTCTTCATTGGCTGACATAGTGAGTGTGATAGTCACTTTGCGTTTAGCTTTAGCCTCTGTGTTGAGGTCAAGGATATTATCAAAGACTTTTTCTAGCTCTTTGTCTAATTTCTCCTGTAAGCCTCCATCTGCAATATGGGTCAAGTCTAACCCAATAAGTTTTTTATCCATGTTGTTCTCCTCATTTCAAAAGGTTTTGTAACTGTTCTAAGCGTTGCTGTTTTTCTAGCAACTCTTTATAAACTTCTGCTCTAACAAGTACATAACCCGTCAAGTCACGCCCTACTAGAGTATCATCAACAAATAGCTCTATCTGTTCTGTTGAGGTGTCAACCTTGATACCATCAAAATCTACATCTGCTCCCTTTTTCTTTTTTGTAAAGGTATTAGCAATCACCTCAATCTCTGTATCATCGCTTAAAAACGCTGATACTTGAGTTTTTAGAGCCTCCGCAAAACCGTCAATCTCCTCAACGGTAGGAGCTGTCACGTTTCTTTCGATATCACTGACTCGATTTTGGGAGATACCCACCATAGGTGCAAGGTCATACTGGGTAAGCTCTGCCTCTTTGCGAATAGCTCGCATTTTAGCTCCATCAAACACTTTCATTTGAATACCCCCGTCTGACCATTCAGGCGATTATTGAGAGTGTGTTGCGTGATTTTATCTTGAATGTCTGGTCTCTGATAATAAAGCACATGTTCCTTATGTTTTTTTACTGTTATAATAGCAACAACAGTGATGAGAATAGACCATGTTACGCAAAACAAAGCCAAGAGTATTAAAATTACGTCAAATTGTGTCATGTTTTGTTGTCCTTTTCAAATTGGTTTAGTATGGTCTGGAAAATATCCAGTAAAAGATTTTGCGGTATATTAGACCACTCATTATACGACTTTGTAAAATTAGTCAATGTGGTTTTAGCTGGTCTAACCTCGGCATTTAATCCTAAAAATACATTACCTGCAAATTTTGTTGGTTTTTGCAAAGGATAATCATAATTGTTGTATCTCGTTAAATTGAGATAAGGGAGATTAAAACCTAAAATGTTTTGGATGTACTCCCATATCTTACTACTAGATGGATTTTCTATAATCCAGTATCTAGGTTGATACCTTTTTATGATTTGTATTGTATTAAATACTGTTAGTTCACCATTGATGCGTTTCATATACAACTTTTCAAAATCGTAATCATGATAAGCATCTATAAAATCTTGCTTTGGTCTTATAGTAAAGGGGCTGGCGATTTTTTGGGGTACAAACAAACTATCAGACAAATCCTCACGTTTCCAAAATGCCGTACCGTTAGACATTGCACATGCAACTGACCAACTTTCGCATGGTGGGCTAGCGATGATTAAATCTGGCTTCGGTAGCTCATCAAGCGTAGCAAATAGCTTGTTATCCCCAAATAAGCGGGTATAATCAGCAAGATTAAGCTGTATAAAGTGATTGTTCTTGTTTTCAATGTCAATCCCTATGGGATATACTTCAATCTTCGCCCCCCCTAAACTATTTAGGGGGTTGATAGCTTTAGTATATGAGCCATTGCCGCTATCAAACAATGCCCACACAATCATCTTAGCCAATAAGGATAATCCTCCACAAATACATCTTGAAACTCTTGATTGATTTTGCGGATATTAAACGGCTCATACGCTCTGAAATAGTAACCCCTGCTGTCAAGTTGCCCCTCAATACTTGTTGCCCACGACAAGAATACAGCTTGTTTACACGATGCGCAGTTAACTGCCTTTCGGTGTGAGCCTACCTTAACTACTTTGCAATGTCCACAAAAGGGACACTGCAAGTCTGCTTTAACTTTGATTGTTTCCATCTAGTCCTCCCTTATGATTTTTTGCAATACTCGCTTTAGGTCTGAATATTCTTCTGCTTGTAGTCTAAGAGTTAGATATTCAACTCTATCAACAAGGTTTACATTAGAAAGAATTCTATGATTTTCCAATGCCTCACCAACTATAACTGCAAAAGTAATCCAGCCATCATCTGTACCACGTTTCTCCATGGCAAGAAGCATGCTACTAATAACTTTTAGGGGGTCATAGGTTGGTAATTGGGTTAAATCAATATTTCTATCAACAACTCCTTCATAGAAAAACTCTGACATTTCTTCTAAAATCAAACTATCAATATTTTGTGTCATTCTTGTCTCCTATCTAAAACGGCAAATCATCATCTGAAATATCCATAGGGTTTGTGGTTTGCCCTTGGAAAAATGAGCCTTGCTGTGAGTTTCTGCTAAAATCTGGGGTTTGTTGCTGGTTGCCAAATGGTGACTGATAACCTTGAGATTGACCATAGTTACCTTGCTCTTGGTTTTGATAACCCCCCTGGTTATTTTGTTGGTTTCTACTTTCTAGGAGCTGGAAACCACTAGCCATTACCTCTGTCACATAGACACGTTGCCCCTGCTGATTTTCATAGTTCCGTGTTTGGATGCTACCAGTAATGCCAATCAACGCACCCTTTTTAGCCCAATTAGCCAAGTTTTCTGCGGATTGTTTCCAAATCACACAACGGATAAAATCAGCCTCACGCTCCCCATTTTGATTTTTGAATAGGCGATTTACTGCTAGCGTAAAACTAGCCTTAGCCACATTAGAGGGCGTATAACGTAATTCAGCATCTGCTATCATACGCCCCACTAACACAACGTTATTTATCATTGATTTCACCTCTCTTAGTTTTTAGGTTGTCTGAAACCTCCTCGACACCCTCGATAGTCATTTTTTTCCTTTCACAGCTCAAGCTAATTGGTCCATCACCGTTAAGTAATTCAACGATTTTAGGTACAAAATCAATAGCCGCCTCCCATTGGTTGGAACTGGTCACTTCGACCCCAACATCTACACCTCTATATTTTCCGCTAACATAGAATTTAGGCATTTTCTACCTCCTCAAGGTCATCATCTTTAACAAACACACCATCAACCGTTTTATGTCCAACTAGAAATTTATCAAGCCACCAAAGTTGCCTATAATTTAGCAAGTCGCTTTTTTGAATGTCATTAGATACCTCCCAACGTTTCAAAGCTGATAAAGTTGTTTTCCAACAACTCGACTAACCAATCAACTCACTCAAATAGACCACTTGTCCCAGTTTCTTCTGGCTACGGCAATAATCGCAAAGACCGCATTCTATCGGCTTCTGCTTGCCTTGAATAACCGCCCAAACTTCAACAATTTCAGATTTCAGTTGGTTCAAACCATTTTCTAGCCACTCATCATCAATCTTCAAGATGTCCTTATCAGGCACATTCTCCTTGCTGACAGCTACAATATAAGGGCGGAACTCTTGCCCGGTCATCTTCTGCAATAGCTCACGATACAAACCAAGCTGACCGTGGTAGCCAAAACCAAGGATATTGTTGACCGCTGCTGGCACTTTCTTCCTCAGCTCCTCGCTCCACTCCTTGTTGTAAATTGATTTCATAGTCTTCAAATCTACAAAGTAGCCACGGGTCAGGTTCACACTATCCAGCTTGCCCTTAACTGGGACGCCCTCGATTTTCCCAAAGACAATCATTTCTTTTTGCACATCATCATCTGGGAAACCGTGGTAGAGATTGGCAAAGCCGTCATCATTTTTCAGGCTTTCAATCATCTTGTCGCCGATGATAAAATCTGCTTTGAGATTCCCTTTATTCTTACCAGTCTTGGCCAGCAACTTCTCTCCATGCTCTGCCAAAAACTGCTCATGGGCTTCAGGGCTTTCAAAGTAACTGTGAACGTAATTCCCCAGCAATAGTGCTATTTCGTCACGTTCTTCTACCCAACTACCGTTGTCAACCGCAAAAGCCTTGGCTTGGCATTGCTGGTATCGCTTGTAGCGTGAGTTGGTCAGATAGCTAGTGTCGCCGTAATAGTTCTCTTGTGTCAGTTGTGTCATGGTTGTTTACTCCTTGATTTGGGTTGTATTACCCTCAAAAAGGCTGATTTCTTCAATGATTTCTCCTGTTTCTTCGTCAACAAAGTCAGGGATTTCATCTGCTGGGTAGCTGGTGTCTGGGGTTGTTTCCATTTCGGAAATAGCCACATCTTCGGTTAGGGGCACATCTTTTACCCGGTCTACCACCTCAGCTTCTGGAACATCAATAATTCCAGTTGTTTCCAATTCTGCAACAGCTGCCGTTTTAGGCTGGGGCTGACCCAAAATGCTGTCCAAACTTTCAGTCTTCTCATCTATTGGCTTGGCTTCCTTGATTTGGCGGTCGCCAACGGTTGAATCTGCATTGTCCGCAATTATAGCATCCTGCATTTCAACAGAGAGAGGGGCGTACTTACTAAGCAACTCTTTCAACAATGTTTTCAAAGCCATAGCATCGAATTCAGTATCCCACGGCGTGTTTTTAGTGAACCCTCCTGTCGCTTTGTCATAGGTTTTAGAATACTTTTTAGCGTGTTCAAAAACTTTTTCTCTTGTCCAAAAAATCATCTTACGAAAGCCATTGACAAGCTCAATACTTGCGAAATAGCCTTTCACTTCACCGCTGTCAGCTTGTTCATCAGCCAGAACCAACTCACCATAAACCTTGTCGTAACGGATAAACTCTGAAACATAAACAACATCACAGTTGATATTCTTAATCTGTCCGCTTCTTTGCGCTAGTTGGATTAATCCACGGTAACCGATTTGGAATTGCGCCTCTGGAATTTTCACCCACTTATTCCCTTGTTTCTCATTTCGGTTATAGGCAACTACATAAGCCATACCTAGACTAGGCTCAATCGGTAAATTCAGAGTTGCCGCTTTCATAGCAGCCGTCATAATACTTGTATTCGTCGCTTTAGCTAGTTGTTTATTGCTATTGATAATTGACAGCAAACTCGCCACGAATTGAGTTTCACGACCTTTCAGCACTGAATGAAATTTTTTCAAAACTGCTGGACTATTAAAAGCTTGTTGCGGTGTTTGGTTGTCAAAAAATACAATTTGGTTTTGTGTCATCTTACTTTCCTTTCTGAATGCCCCAATTTCTCAAAATTTAGGGGCATAGTCGTCTTATTTTTGTGGTTATGGTATTTGTATAGCCCTAACTTAAAATCGCTTAGAAACGATTTTAGAGCCGTTCTGCGAGGTGCTTGCTCTGAGCATCTACCCAACGGTCGTAAGCTTCATCCTCATCGTAGCTCTCTTCGTGCGGACAGTAGTCTGGTTCAGTCGCTAACCAAGTGTCATAGTCAAAAGTTCCAAATAGTCCTCTGTCTTGTGCCATAATTTACTCCCCGCTCAACCGCTCTAGTCTCTCAACAAACTCAACATAGGCCTTGTAATGGTCACCAGACTTTTGGCTATCCTTGTACGCTTTTTCTATTAACTCATCACCCGTACCATAGAAACAACCAACTCTCCACATCTTGTTTGATTTTGTGTAAGTAAAATGCCGTCCGCTAGACCAGTGATTTTTAAAGATGATGATATCTCCCAAATCATACACCCTAGCATCGCCAGACACCTCAGCATCGCCAGACACCTCAGCATTGCCAGACACCCTAGCATTGCCAGACACCCTAGCATTGCCAGACACCCTAGCATTGCCATACACCTCAGCATTGCCAGACACCTCAGCATCGCCAGACACCCTAGCATCGCCAGACACCCTAGCATTGCCATACACCCAAGCATTGCCATACACCCTAGCATCGCCAGACACCCTAGCATCGCCAGACACCTCAGCATCGCCAGACACCCTAGCATCGCCAGACACCCTAGCATTGCCATACACCTCAGCATCGCCAGACACCCTAGCATCGCCAGACACCCTAGCATTGCCATACACCTCAGCATCGCCAGACACCCTAGCATCGCCAGACACCCTAGCATTGCCATACACCCAAGCATTGCCCTCATGGCTCAAATTATCCTCCTTGTGGATATAGCCGCCCAATTCTCCTGTCTCAACACTACCAAAGCTAATTAAGGCACGAATGCGAAATAGTTTCCATCCCCAAAAGCTGATAGTATCGTCCATGACTAGCTCATATTTTTTGCTCATCTTAATTCCTCCTGTGGATAACTCGGTTATCCCCTTTCTTTATTTATAAGTATTAGATTGTTACTTAGTTAGTCTTTGTTATATATTTAGTTTTTGTTATATATTTATTATTTATTAACATCGTAATTTTTTTAGATTTGAATTTTTTAGATTTGAATTTTTTAGATTTGAATTTTTTAGATTTGAATTTTTTAGATTTGAATTTTTACGAAATGAATTTCTAAACCTAGTTTTCCGTAACGCCTGTGGAAAACTTTTTCTCAAACTGAGGCAAAATATAATCTTCAAAATACCAATCAACCAGTTTGAAATCAGCAGCGAACCAAAATATCTCTGCTCCTTGTTTGTAACCCCTGCCCTTTTTGATAGAGCGCATATAGCCTAATTGTTCTAAACGTTTGAAATACTTATCGACCGTGGAACGTGATAGACCTGTACGCTTTGCTATCTCTGGTGGGTGTATACGCCAAGAAATGTTGTTACTCAGCACAACTAGCATGATGCCTCTTGCTGTGTTGTCAACGTCTGGGTCGTTGATAAAATCGTTGCTGATAACTGTAAAATTTTTATTGCCGTTTTTATGGAAAGATGTATTGCATCAAGCACCCCCCTCCCATCTCTCCTCGTTGATTTTTCTGAAAATGTCATATACTGGGCTATCATCTGGGATAACATACCCTGTAATGTCATCTAGCTCTGTACCGTCTGCCATCACATGGCTTACGGTGTAATGTTGCTTAACCATGCCCTGTCCTTTCTAGCTTTTGCCAAAATAACAAGCGTATCTATCAGCTCAAGACCGACTAGGCTGTTGATGACAACCTCGCTAAGCTGATAATATTTTCGTTGCCAATTTTTCACTAAAAGTTGCTGTATACTGTCTAATTCTGTCATTTTGTGATATAATGTCAGTAGTTAAATTTCTCAAGCTCCTCAACTGGATTGCCGTCCAGAGGGGCTTTTTTAATGTCACCACCACAAACTCCTTTCTTTTTTGGTAGAATAGCTCTATTTCTCAAACTTAGGGAGTATAGAGCTTTTTTAATTCTGTTTCAGGGTTTGTTATAGCACCCCTAACCTAAAATCGCTTAGAAACGATTTTAGAGGCATTTTACAAACACCGATGCCAATTCTCCGCATACCATGAGCGCACCGCATCTCTCGGGTACTTGATATGGCTGCCTTTGCCACGGTCAAGCCTTGGAAAATCAGCGTGACGAGTATAGCGTGACAAATTCCCCACACTGCACCCGAACATTTTTGCTAATTCTTGTTGAGTCATTTCGATAGGCAAGAGAATTTCAACATCTAGGCTCTTAGTCTTATCAACAACCTTTTCCTGCAACATCTCGCCAAACTGGTTGGCTAGTTGTGTCAAGGTATCCTCAAACCTCATATTACTCTAATCTCCTTTCTGCTCATCTAATTCATTCCAAGGCTCATCAACGCCCAGAATACGAGACACCGCAAGTTTTAGCTCAACGCTCCCCTTGCCCTTGCTAAAAAGCTCAGTAATGGCACTAGACTTGCGACTAAATCCGACAGCTTGTGCCAAATCAGCATTTTTCCACCCTTTTAGGTTCATCTTGTCCTTGACAGCAGAGACCCAAATCTTGTGTTGTCGGCTCATACTAGCCTCCTTTCCTTATAATCAATCAAAATGTAAAGCGAAAAATCTCGAGAAACATTTAGATTAAAGTTAGGGGGTGTTGTCAACCACTAACTTTGATAAACTTAGTTTATCAACGATTTTTTAGCGAAAATAATTTTTTATAAAAATACTTGACTTTTTTTAGTTGTTTAGCTAAAATCAAGGTATAAGAAAAACATTAGACAGAACCTTACAAACTCGCCAAAGTTTTTATTTTTAGTTTTGTCTTTCGCTCTTGTTTTCGTTTAACAATTCGCCTTACAAATTATATTTTATATGTTTATCTAAAAAATGTCAAGAGTTTTTAGACAAAAAAATAAAATATTTTTTGTCATGTCTTAGAAAGGCTGATAAATCAATGTTTATAACCTTTGAGCGCATAAAAGAATTATGCAAAAAAAGAGGGATTTCAATAAATTTTTTAGAAGAACAGCTAGAAATAAGTAAAAACTATGTATATAGCCTTAAAAACAAGAAATTTCCATCAGCTGAACACATGGCTAAAATCGCCGACTATTTCCAAGTCAGCACCGATTACCTGCTGGGTCGGACAGATAACCCAGCCATCGCCAAAGATGACGCTCCCTTTTACTTTGAGGGTCAAGAGGTGGATGTTGAGGAACTCGCTGGCACAGCCATGCGGTTCAATGGCAAGCCCTTATCCGATAAAGATAAAAAAGCCATCCAAGGCATCATAGAGGGCTACCTACGCAGCCTAGAATAGGAGGACACCATGACCACTATTACACTCAATACCACACCACAGCAGGATAGGTTAATCACCAAATTCTTGTCTGAACACCCAGAAGCTCAAGAAAGCCTACTAGATACCCTCATTAGCCACATAGAGGACTTAGAGGATTACCAAGCTGGTATAGCTGCCCTAGCTAGTTACAACGCAAACGGGCAAAATGGCTACAGCCTCAAACAAACTAAAGAATTACTAGGGCTATAAATGTACAAGCTCATTATTACCCCAGAAGCCCTCAAACAACTTCAAAAACTAGGACAAGCACCCGCCAAGCAAATCTTAGATTGGCTAGAAAAAAATATCGAGGGTAGCGCTAACCCCAAAGCCAGCGCTAAGCCCCTAAAACACGGTTATAAAGGACTTTGGCGTTATCGTATTGCCAAAGACTACCGTGTCATCTGCGACATCCAAGACGACAAGCTCGTCGTCCTAGCCCTGAAAGTTGGTCACCGTAGCAAAATCTATAAACTGAAAAGATAGGAATGATTGCCA